CTCCTGTTGAGAGACATTCGAAAATCCTGCCGCATCAACAGCAGGGCTCTGATCGGGCCAGATACACCCAACTCGAAACCATCACCCAAACTTTCAGTTTCACGCCTTAAATCACCACCTCTGGCGAATACTGGATTTTCAAGCTCTGTAAAAGTCCCAGTTCCTTTAGCACCACACTCTGCACATTGAATATTGGTGGTGTATCTTTCTCGTTTACCCATAAAATTAGTTCCCATTTTCGTTCAATATTATGGATGTAGCATACATAGATTCAATTTTCGTTAAGAAACCGCCCGAGTGAATTCGTTATACTATAACATTTTTCTAGACGGATTCCTGCGTTTATGTTATTATGTCAGCATTACTTACCTAATTTGTTGACGCAATGGCATTTCAAAAATTCAGACGCGCCCTAGGAATTACCCCGAAGGCTGCACCACACGAAACAAAATCTATTTCTCTGACCGACTCCGAAGCGCTTAGTCTTTTCGGGGCGATACCTACATCATCCGGCATTGCAGTTTCTGCAACATCTGCCCTTCGCGTTCCTGCGGTTGCGTGTGCCGTTGGCTTAATCAGTGAGACTATGGGTTCCCTTCCTGCCAAGCTGCACGATGGGGAAAGCAAAGACATTTTAAAGGATCATCCCGCGCATAAGCTGATCCACAAAGAGGCAAACCCTTGGACAAGTGCAGCGCAATTACGGGAACAGCTTACACTTGATGCGCTTATGCACGGTGCAGGCCATGCCCTAGTTATCCGCAACGCCGATGGAACACCGCTTGAGCTACATCGCCTTGAGCATGGCCGTTGCCAGATGGTTCTTGAAGCTGACGGCGAACCCTACTTTCTGGTGAATCCCGAAGGCCAAGGCCAAACCCGTAAATCCTACAAAGACATTTTGCGAGTTGAGGCATTCGGAGCAGTCTCCCCAATATCACTAGGCCGCGAAGCGATTGGCCTAGCCATGCAGTTTGAAAGCCATATGAGCGGCGTTTTCTCAAATGGTGGCCGTCCATCCGGCGTGATCAAAGCGCAAAAAGTTTTGGACGTAGAGGCCAAAAAGAAACTAGCGGAAAGCTGGTTTGCCACACACGGCGGCAAAAGCGCAGGCGGCACAGCGTTGCTTGATGAGGGCATGGACTACAAACAACTGTCCATGACGCTTGCAGACACACAGTTTGCAGAAAACCGCCTTGAGCAAATCCGCGAAATTGCCCGTGCATTCCGCGTTCCCCCTACCCTCTTGTTTGAACTGACACGTGGCACTTGGTCCAACACAGAACAGATGATGCGCCAATTCCTAACGCTGACTTTGGCCCCTTGGATCAAGACTTGGGAATGGGGTTACGCACGTTGTCTTTTGACCGATCAAGAGCGGGATGAACTGTCCATTGCCTTTGACGTGGAAAGCCTCTTAAGCGCCGATCACGCTGCCAAGGCAAACGCCTTTTCTCAATATCGTGCGATGGGTGCAGTGACCGCAAATGAAGTGCGCAAAGAATTGAACCTGCCAGCCATCGAAGGCGGCAACGTCCTTTCAAACCCTTACACCACTTCGGCAAACACACCACCACCAGACAACACCGATGATGCACCCGCGACCCCTAACAATGAGGAGGCCGCTTGATGCATACAGAACAATTCTTTGGCGACCAAAAACACACCTTCGCGCTCACAGATGAGATGATCCTAGAGCTTGAACGCAAAACCGATCTTGGCATTGGGGCGCTATACCTTCGCGCCGTGAATATGGCGTTTTCGCTTACTGATCTAACCGAAGTCATTCGGCTTGGATTGATTGGCGGCGGCAAGTCACCAGAGCAAGCCAAAACACTTTCCACAACATACGGCACAAACCGCCCCATTCATGAAATCTATCCATTGGCGTTGGATATTTTGGATGCGCGTTGGGGCGAACCAAAAGCATCCGAAGAGGACGCCACCCAATGACCCAATTCCTAGAAATCAAAGCAAATCTAGAAGTGTCCGACACTGGTGAAATTACAGGCCTAGCATGGCCTTGGGGCATTCCAGACCGTGTTGGCGATGTGATGACCAAAGGGGCGCTTACGGCACCCCAACAGCTTCCCATGCTTTGGAGCCATGACCAATCCGAAGTGATCGGCGTTTGGTCAGACATCAAAGACACGGGCCAAGGCGTCGAAGTCAAAGGCCGCTTGCTGGTGGATGAAATCGCCAAGGCAAAAGAGGTTCACGCGCTAATCAAATCCAAAGCCGTGAACGGTTTATCTATCGGTTTTGAAACCAAAGACAGCAAGCGCAACCCGAAGGGCCGCACCATTACAAAAGCAAACCTATTAGAAATCTCCATTGTCGCCGTTCCGTGCCATCCGGACGCGCAAATCACTTCCCTAAAATCCGATGGCACAGAACCCATTTTCAATAAGGACATTTTACAAATGGAAAACGAAGAACTTGAACAGGTAGCCGCGACCACTCCGGCAAACGATGCACCTAACGTAGACCAGAAAGCGTTTGACGCCGTTCAAAAGCGTTTGGATCAACTTGAGGCAAAGGCGAACCGTCCGCAAGGCGTTCACATTGCGCAGCCTAAAAGCGCTGACACAAAAGCTTACGGCAATTTCTTGCGCCGTGGTGTTGAGCGTATGGACGCGGATGAAATCAAAGCCCTGACAGTCTCAAATGACGCAAACGGCGGCTATCTGGCCCCCGAAGAAACAGGCAATGAGCTGATCAAGCTTTTGACTGAATATTCACCCATTCGCCAATATGCGCGTGTTATCAACATCTCTGCCCCTGAGATTGTTTACCCGCGCCGCGTTACTGGCACATCTGCATCATGGGTGGCCGAAATTGCCAACCGCACCGATACAGGGATGACCTTTGAGCAAGTAAAACTTGCAGCCCATGAGCTTGCGACCTTCACAGACGTTTCCAACGCTTTGCTAGAGGACAACGCTTACGGCTTGGAAGGCGAATTGCTGCAAGACTATGCAGAAAGCTTTGCCAAGACCGAAGGCTTAGCCTTTGTGAAAGGCACGGGAACAGGCCAGCCAAAAGGCATCATGGCGACAGGCAACGGCATCCAAGAGATGGTCACGGGTGCAGCCGCTGCATTCCCAACGTCCAATCCTGCGGACGTTCTAATCGCGGCCTACCACAAGATTCCGACTACCTACGCGCAGAACGGCGTTTGGTTGATGAACCGCAACACGCTGGCAATCGTGCGCCAATGGAAAGACGGAAACGGGCGTTATCTTGTGCTTGATCCAATCTCCGAAGGTGCGCCGTCCACGTTGCTTGGCCGTCCAGTGGTTGAGATGACGGATATGGATGATCTTGGCGCAGGCAAATTCCCAATCTTGTTTGGTGATATGTCCGGCTATCGCATTGTGGACCGCATTGGCCTGACAACCCTACGCGACCCCTACACGCTGGCGACAAACGGCCAAGTCCGTTTCCACGCACGTAAGCGCGTTGGTGCTGATCTGACCCATCCGGATCGTTTCGTGAAAATCAAGTGTGCAGCCTAACGGCAAACATCCAAGAGCGCCCCAATCATGGGGCGTTCTAACCCTACCAATCTTTGGAAACCCATTTGGCTTATGCTGCAACATATCAGGAATTCGCGTTGGTTTACGCTGGCAAGGTCGCATATTTGCGCCCTACGCTGCGTTGCGCAATCCGTATGGAAGCGATGCACGGCGGGTTTCCAAAGCTGATCAAAAAGCTTGAGGAATTCGACACTGCAACCGTTGCGGCGCTTATCTCAAATTCAGCACCGTGCAATGAAGCCGAAGCCTTTCTAGCCGCGTCTAAGAATACACCGATGCAGCCATTTATGCTTGCCACCCAAGCGCAGCTTTTCCGGCTTATTGGTGCATTGCTGCCAAGTGATCCAGACACCAGCACAGACAGACCCCAAGCAGCACAAAATGCCGTGCCTTGGTCACAGGTCTATTCTGATCTGTTCGGCCTAGCGACAGGTTGGCTTGGATGGACACCAGAACAGGCGTGGCAAGCTACACCACAAGAAATCACGCAAGCATTCATAGCACACACAACCAAGCTCAAGGCCATGCACGGTGGTGATGACAATGAACAACCCGACATCCCAGATGAGCAACGCCAAGCCAACATAGAAGCTGGCCTTGATCCTGAATTTGATCGCCAAGGCCTGCAATCCCTAAGCGGATTGGGGAGCGTTCACCAATGACCACTTTTCCCCGCCTATGTGTCAGATGCAACAAAACCGTTCCGGCGAAACAGCAATGTGCCTGCCAACGCCAGCTTAAACGTGACCGCAACCAACGCCATGACCGCAACAGACCAACCGCCTCACAACGCGGTTACACATACCAATGGCGCAAAGCATCCAAGCATTTTCTAGAGATGCACACACACTGCCAATGCGGACAACGTGCAACCCTTGTGGATCACGTCATTGCCCACAAAGGCGACACCAATCTGTTTTGGGATCGGTCCAACTGGCAACCGCTTTGCACCCGTTGCCACAACAAGCACAAACAACGATTGGAACGCATTTCTATTTCAACAAGTCAGTTACGAGGTCGGAAATGATTGCTTGTTCTAGATCACTTGCAACGTCAGAAAGCCTCGCAGAACGTGCCTCTTCAATGCCGATAGCGTCAACAGCGGCTTCCCAAGCGGCCATTTTGTTTTCGATCCAGCAACGCGGTGCAATCCGCTCAAAAACCATGATGTATACTCTGCGGCTGGTAATGTTTCCAACCTCAGCACTTACAATCTGGGAAAGTTGGTCGAGCAAGCAAAGTTGGTATTGTTTTAATGCTTCTTTTTCCGCCAAAGCGGCGCTTGGCAATCCCAATAAGGCTAAAAATAAAATTGGCGATATTTTCAACTCAGATACTATTTTCAAATTATTTCTCCAAATAGGCTTAAATATTGGAATCATAGAGTTTTCTAAGAATCCGCGTCAAGAACATTCGAGCGCGGCCAATGATTGAACGCGGCGCACAATACCTTTGGATGGAAGTCCTACACGCGGCTATCGAAGACGCCTTTCAAGGTGTGCGTGGATCAAGCAACGACATAACCAAACGGCTGCGCAAGGTTAAAGATGCAAGGGACTACCTGACCAAACCCAACGCGGACTTTGATACCGTCTGTTCCTTGGCTGGCATGGATGCAGATGCAGTGCGTTCACGTATGCAGGCAAAGCTACGGGATGCACCAACACCCGAACAGCTTGTGATGACAAAGAACCCCGCTTCTAGAGGCAAACCAATCACGCACAACGGCGAAACCTATACGCTCACACAATGGGCAGAACGGATCGGCGTTGCACCTTCGCTTATCACTAACCGTCTCAAGAAAGGCTGGACGGTTGAACGGGCTTTGACGCCAGCACGGGTGAAAGGACAACCACCACAAATGGCGGCGGGGGTGGTCCAGAACTTTAGAGACAATTCGGGGACCGGCGCGGGGAAGTCCGCACAAGAGATTCATTAAATTAGACTTTTCAAATCCATTTTCAGGATACCAATTATGACGGCACAGACACCAACCACATTGCTCAAATCGCAACTCAACATCTTGGCAAAAACACCGGAACACCCTTTGATCCTAGCGACCCGATCCTAACCGAAGCGGCGCTAATGCTTGGGGCGTTTTGGTATGAGCAAAGGGAAGCTGCAAGCTTTGGCCTGACCACTGCACCCGTTCCATTCGGTGTGCGTGAACTGTTGAACAGCTACAGAGAAAGCGTGACGGGCCATGTCCTTAACTGATCAAAGCATACGGCTGCAAAAACAGCTTAAGAGCATTCCAAAAGAGATTGTGGAACAGCTTGAACCCGCCTTGATCAAGGGCGCGGATGAGGTTGCCAGCACCATGCGTTTGCTTGTGCCAGAGGATGATGGCGATTTGAAAGCGTCCATTGCAGTAACACCACCAAACAGGACAACGCCAGCTTATGCAGAGGGCGGCGGCAAGCGCACGGCGCAAGCCAACCAAGCCCTAGTAACGGTTGGCAATGAGCAAGTGCGGCATGGTCACTTGCAAGAATTCGGCACGGTCAAAATGGAAGCGCAACCGTTTATGCGCCCTGCCACCCGCATTGCGAAACCCAAAGCCGTGCGCCGCATATCCCGTGCGATTGGCAAAGCAATCCGCAATGTCGTTAGGAGGCCATAAACCATGATTGATCCTACAATCACCTTACAAACGGCGGTGCGTAAAACCCTGATAGAAAGCCCTGAAGTGTTGGCACTGGTGGACGCAGATAGCATTCGCACGGGTCCAACGCGGCCCGACAATTTCCCAAGTGTGATCTTGGCGAACCCGCAAACCATGAACCTTGGCCGTGCGGCTGGTGGACAATACTGCACACGGGTTTTCTTGGACCTGCATATTTGGGCGATGGATGCAGGGGCAAACCTTGCGCAAAACATTGGTGCAGTGCTGACCCACGTTCTTTGGGATGCACCAACGCCAGACAGCGCAATCTTTGCAGATTATACCCGTCCATCCTTTCGCTACATCCGCGACCCTGACCCTGACAAATCCTATGCACACGGGGTTGGAACGGTTGAGGCGGCAATCCTTTGGAGGCCTTGAACATGAAAATTAGAAGCGGAAACCTTGACCGCCAAATCACGATCACGCGGCTATCTGAGACGGTAAGCGCAAGCGGTGGCGTGTCAACATCATGGACGCCGTTGCACACCGTAAGGGCCGAAAGGGTAGAGCTATCCAGTGCCGATGATCTTGAGGCCTTTGGCAATGCAGATGCAGGCCAAGTTGTTTTCCGCGTCCGGTTTATCCCCGATCTGACAACCCATGATCGGATAACCTTTGAAGACCAAGACTATGACCTTGATGGGATCACAGAGCTAGGCAGGAAACACGGCCAAGAATTACGCGGGGTGTTGGTGCAATGAATGCCAATGGACAAGGCCGCAAGCCAACTTTGAAACCAGATGCGCAAGCTTTGAAACGTGCGCCGCAACCGCCAAAGCACTTGGATAAATATGCCAAAGATGAATGGCGGCGCGTTATGCCGTTTCTGATCGAGCGGCAAATTGTGACCAAAGCGGATATGTCCGGCGTGGAAACCTATTGCGCGATGGTTGGGATTATCCGGACGGTTGAGCAAAACCGATCTGAGAATGACGGTGTGATCAACGTGCCAATGTTTGGCGTGATGAACCGCGCCGCAACCACCGCACGACAGCTTGCAGCAGAATTTGGCCTGACACCCGTTAGCCGTGCCAAGTTAGGCGGCATTGCCAGTGATGATGATGACGCTGACAACCCGTTGGCGGTGTGATGCATGGGCGCAGCGGTTTCCAAAAGCTATCCATCTTGGATTTATGATGGGTCCAAGATTGCTGATCCTACGGGGTCTGGTGACAGAGCCGTGCGCTTTCTCAAAACCTTAAGGCATCCGGCGGCTGATAACACCAACGCACCGCCAAGCACTCATCCAAACGCTTTTCAACTGCATCCGTTTCAGGAACGCATTGTGCGCAGAATTTATGCGCCACGCCATGCGGACGGTAGCCGTGTGGTCAAAACGGTTTTCATGTTGCTGCCCCGTGGCAATCGTAAAACAAGCTTAAGCGCCGCACTTTCATTGCTGCACCTTTTCGGGCCGGAACGTGTGCCAGCCGGACAGTGTTTATTTGCGGCGTGTGATCGGGAACAGGCTGGAATTGGGTTTCGGGAAGCGGCCAATATTGTGCGCCAAGACAAGCGCCTTACAGCCGCCGTAACCATTCGGGATGCATTCAACAGCAAGAAACAACTGACCTTCAAAGCAGCGCAATCCACCCTAACGGCCTTAAGCGCTGATGGTGGTGCAGCACACGGGCTAACACCAACATTTACACTGGTGGATGAGATACACGCTTGGAAAGGCCGCGACCTTTGGGAAGCCATTAAATCAGGCCAAGCCAAGGTGAATGATAGCTTGATGATCATCGCCACAACAGCGGGGCGCGGGTCTGAAAACCTAGCAGCCGACCTATACAACTACGCTTTGCAGGTAGCGACAGGCGAAGTTGTGAACCCTGAGTTTTTGCCAATCCTGTTCCAAGCCGATGAGGGCGACAGATGGAATGATCCTGACACTTGGGAAAAGGCCAATCCTGGCCTTGTGCATGGGTTTCCATCCAAGCGCGGCTTGCAAGCCTTGGCGACTGAGGCCGAACACAGACCCGCAGACAAAGCGGCCTTTGAGCAATTCAACCTTAACCGCTGGCAAGCCAATAGCCGTGATCCTCTTTTCAGCATGGCAACCTATGACGCCAGACGCTTTGAGGATGACCCCACAGACCTAGAACGCCTTCCATGTTGGATCGGTGTGGATATGGCTAAAAATGGCGACACAGCCGCCGTTGTCACAGCTTGGAAACATGATGACGGGCAAGTGACGGTTAAGCCGAACTTCTTTATTCCATCCGATGACATCAAAGAGCGTTCGGAACGTGACAGGGTTCCCTATGAGCAATGGCGCGATGATGGCTTAGTGACCCCAACAACGGGGCCAATTATTGATCCCGATTGGGTTGAGGACCACATAAGAGAACTTTGCGCGACCTATGACGTGCAAGAAATCGCGTTTGATCCATACCTAGCGCGGCAAATGATGCAGCACCTTTATGATGATGGTTTGCCAGTGGTTGAACTGCGCCAAGCCCCTTTGAGTATGGGTGTTGCGATTGGTGATCTAGAGCGCACCGTAAACGGCAAGCTCATCCGGCACGATGGACACCCAGTTTTGCGCCACCATTTTGATTGCGTGGTTGCCAGCCGCAATGAAACCACAGGCCTAGTGCGGATGCACAAAGGCAAGAAAACAGACCGCATTGATGGGGCCGTAGCCGCTGCAATGGCGGTTCACCGCGCCGTAGCAGGTGAAACAAACCGTAGCCAATATTCTGGCGATGATGCGGAAATATTTACGTTTTAGGAGTCTTAGAGATGAATGAATTACAAGGCCTAGTGGTCCCTATTGAGGCTAGAATTGATAAGCTGGAAAAGGGATTGGCAAGGGCGAACCGCACCCAACGTAGAAGTGCGCAGCAAATGGAACGCCGCGCCAAGCAATCCGCAGACAGGATGCGCAAAACCTATGGTGAAATGGGCGATAGCGTTGGTGCAGGTTTCAAGAAAATGGCCCTGCCATTGTTGGCTGGCGTGGCAAGCATTCAAACCGTGCGCCAGATTGCGGCAACCACAAGAGCCGTTGCGCAGCTTGGGGATGAGGCCAAACGCTCAGGTGTGCCGCTTAAGGCCTTCCAAGAATGGAAATTTGTAGCAGAGCAAAACCGCATTGGCGTTGATCAAATGATTGATGGCCTCAAAGAGCTTAACCTTCGGGCGGATGAATTCGTTTTGACAGGCAAAGGACCAGCCGCCGAAGCCTTTGCACGGCTTGGCTATGGTGCAGATGAATTGCGCGACAAACTTAAAGACCCGTCCGCTTTGCTTTTGGAAGTGATCGGACGGATGGAACGCCTATCCAAGTCCGGCCAAATCCGTGTGGCAGATGAAATCCGGATCGGCGGGTGAACGCTTTGTTGAACTAATCGACAGGGGCGAAGACGGTTTACGTCAAACCGTGAACCGCGCCCATGAATTAGGCCTAGTGCTTGATGATAGCGTTGTTGCCCGTGCGGATGAGCTAGACCGTAAATTTAACGCGCTTATGTCAAAGGTTGCTACACTTGGAAAACAGATTGCCGTTGCCACAGCGGACGTAGGGGCCGCAATCGTGGATGATATTGCATCTATTGGCGATGGGCCAAGCCCACTTGCGCCGCTGATCTTGTCCTACACACAGCTAGAAGACAAAGCGCGGATGGCAGGCGTTAGCATGATGCAAAGCGTCCAACTTCTTAGCTCATATGGCTATGATGATGTAGCTAATGAAATGCGCGAACTATCACAGCGCACAATGGATTTGGTTGATGGTTTCGCAGATGGAACGGTTGAGGGTGCAGAATTCAGCGCGGAACTGGAAACCATTCAATCCGAAGCACAGGCCGCGTTTGACCGTGTTGAACAAATCGACAGGGCAGATTTTCCAAATGTAACAGGTGCGCTTGCTGGCCTTGGCACACAGCTATTGCAAACGCTTGGCGTAGCCCAAAGCCTCAAAGGGGTTTTGGACGCCATTGATGGTGCGTCCGGTCCATCCCAAATGCAGGTGTTCCGTGAAGCCGATGCAGAAAGTATTAGGGCTTGGGAAGCTGATCAACAACGCCGTGTGGAATTCATGGAGGGTGAAAGCACCCGCAATTCCATGACCCAAGAGCGGTTGGACTTGGAACGCGAAATTGTGACGGTTCAAAAGAGTGCTGCCGATGCGGGTGTAACACTCACAAGGCAACAAGCCGAAGCGGCTGCACAAGCCCGTATGACAGCCGATGCAGCAAGACGCGCGGCCACTACACCAGACCGCCCTGCTTCCACGTCTGGCGGCGGTGGTGGTGGATCGGTTGAGCAATCCGATTGGGATGCAGAACTAACCAGCTTGGCCGAAGAAACCGCCGCTTTGAAATTAGAGGCCGAAGCGCTCTTGAACGTGACGGGTGCGCAAATCCAACGCGGCGATGCAATGGCATTGGCACAAACCAAAGCCGAACTTTTGAACGCTGCATTGCGGTCTGGCATGGCTGACACGCCAGCCCTTAGAGCGCAGATTGAAGGCTTGGCAGATGAGTATGTGCAAGCGTCCAACAGTGCCGAACTTGCAGCTAGCAAGATAACCGAAGTGCAAGAGGCCTCACAACGCGGGGCCAACAGTATCGCCAACGTATTTGAGGGCATGGCAACGGGTGCTTTGACAGCCAAAGAAGCCGTTGGCAGGCTTATTATTGAGGTGATCAAACTATCTCTGAAAAAGCGTTTGTTAGAAACCGCGTCCAATGCGGGTGGTTGGCTTGGCAAAATCATTGGCGTGATCGGCGGCGGGTTTTCCGAAGGCGGCTACACTGGTGATGGTGGCAAGATGCAACCCGCTGGCGTGGTGCATAAAGGCGAATACGTGATGAGCAAATCCGCAACCCGTGCCATTGGCGTTGGAAACCTTGAACGGCTGCACAGCACCGCAAAACGCGGCTACTCCGGCGGTGGTTTGGTTGGTGGAAATGCACCAAGGCTAACAGGTGGAAACTCTGAAAACATCTCTGTTTCCGTTTCTGCACCGATCACGATTGAAGGTCGGAACAATGCGACACCGGAACAGGATGCAGCTTTGTCCAAAGCTATCGGGCGTGAAATGGAAGGTGTGATGCGCTCAACTGTCATTTCTGAGATACGAAACCAGATGAGAAATGGAAATATGCTAAGTCGGCGGTAGGGAAACCTTGCAAAATTCCACGATTGATCAAGGTTTTGCGTCTCACATTTGATAATTCATAACTAACTGTTTCTAATATAAGAATTTCGCCTCATTTTTCGGGGTGAAGCGTTTTTCTTTAGGTTCCGCCCTCATGTCGTGCTATACATAGACGAAATCCGCAGCCGCGAGAGTGCGCCCTCTAGTTTCCATGACGGCCACCCGCAATCGCACACTAGACCGCTCATGTCAGGCCGTTCTAGATATGTTTATCGTCCTTGCCAAAGAACCCCCAGAAAACCGGACATATGACGGTGCGGGGAGCCATCCAGACGATAGGATGCAAGTTGGATTGCCTATGGCCAGCCCCGTTAGAAATGGCGGACGGATCATAGGGGTTGCTACTCATAGCGTGCAATGATGACGGCTCTGACTTGATTGTGTCACCCGTCTGATATGATGCGATTGTAGGAAAGTCGCTCATGTTGCGCAGCCTTAGGGCTGCAACCGTATTGGCCGCAAGGTCAGGAAACATCGAATATCGCTAGGACAATGGATACCGCCTAGCATGGCTGACACCCAAGGTTCGGTTCACCACTTTGACGAAAAGAAATCAAAGCTTTCCCCCATAGGTATGATCGCACAGGCAGTTTGGCCTACTTTTTGAATGATCATACCTATGGGGGAGAAGTCTTATCGGAAAAGGTATATGAAAATTGATTAGGAATAAGAAATATGAATGAAAACAAACAAGCCCAAGCGGCACTTGAAAAGCATTACCAAGACAAGTTTGCACGGGTTCACCAGAACCTAGAAACGGCTAACCAAAAACTGTTAGCTCATTTTGTAACACGGGTTTTGAAGCGCATTGCTAGCTATCCCGATGCGGATCGAAAGGAGGGGCTTTTTGCCCAAAAAGCCGTTTAAATGCACTGATTTGGGTAGATATCACTAGTAATTTGAAGCGTGTTATATTATAACACTCCTATCGTCCGGCAAGGCGGTATCAAAAGCCCTGCGCTTGATCACTTCTCTTAGAGGGCACCGTTGCGGGTAGATCAAGCGCAGGATTTCAATCATTCCTGATATTCATCATCTGTATCTGGTGCAGGATCAAAGTTCTCAAAATGAATCTGTCTGTAGAGGTGCATATTAATTCGAACAGCCGCTGCCTTCTGCAAAGACCTAATTCCATTTGGGTCTGAAAGGCTTGTCGCTTCTAACATATACGTCGCCCAAATACTTAAGTCTTGTGGATAGCTATCGCTTTCCAGCACCTCATCCGCAAGTTCTTTAAAGCCCTCAGTATCATCCTCGCTACGATAGATTTCCCATGTAGTTCCTGTAGCTAGATCAATTCTTGGAGGGATTTTCGCCCCCCCGCCACCTTCGGAAGGTGAACGGCTGCTTGCCCAATCGCCATATACAAGTTGAGCTTGGTTATTCGAAACCACAAGCTGATTGAAAAGCGTTCGTTCTCTGAGTTCAACTTCCTCGCCTTTTGCGTAGGATGTGAAACTGTTCGGAAAGCTACTGCCAGTTACGATAATTGGGATATCATCGCCGCGAATTTCAACTATTTTCTTAACTAGACCGTCTACCCAGCCCGCACGACTTAGAAGATCACGAGACCAGCCAGCGTCAAGAACAAAGCCAAAGTTTGAATGCTGAGTTTTACAGACCAATTGAACAATATCCGACCAGTTAGAGCCATTTTCACGGTCCAAACGAACCAAGAATAGGCGTTCACGGTCAGTAAATCCATCGATCTGATTTTGAATTGCATCAAGCTCTGCGTGATTTACTTGCAAACATGGATATGCGTTGGGAAATTCATCAAAAAAGTCTACCCAGCTTTGATTTTCGCCATCATTCTCAGTTAGTTCGTAAAAGTCGTGTTGCGAGGGACGCACAGCGTCTTTGTCATAGAACGGGTCAATATCTAGAAAGAAAGGTCTATTTGGGTAAACGCTTTTAATCTTGTCCATAGACGCTGAAAGCAATTTGGATGATGCCCAGGGTTTAAGACAAAATATTGGGATCAGAACGTCTTTGGTGCTGTCAGGGAGTTCCTCTACCGCCAACAACTCTGAGTTTCGCAAATATATCGTAGGGACATACGAAGCGTTGCGGATATCAATAGACATTAACTAATTCCTAAACGAATACTCATTGCAGCCTCTGATACATTAAATTCTTCCGCTAATAAAGCCGCAACCCTTGGTGTAGCTTTTCCCCCAAGGTCACGCATCGCGTGTATGACCGACTTTTCGGGCATTAAAAGGTGCGCACCAAGTCTGTTCGCCTCAGCTTCACGCTGATCAGATAGCGTTGACCGATATAATATTGAATCTTCGATACCGTCCCCGATGTGATCACGATGCAGAAGATAGTGGGCTATTTCGTGGGCAATTGTAAACCTTTGGCGGGTCGCGGCCTCATGCCTATTAATTCTAATACGGTATCCGGATGCGCTCGTTTCTGAAAGCTGAATTTGGCCAGAAATTCTAGGACGTAAAGTAGCACTCTTAACCTCAAGACCCAAAGCTCGGGCTATCGAAGCAATCTTTACGGGTCGATCCTTTAGGAAAGGACTGATCAGTGCTTTTTCTTGATCAGTTATTCGTTGCCATTCACGGCTCACTGCTTCCCCTCCCCATCTGTCTCTTCTTCAAAATCTGTATCAACCGGTTCAATACCACGGTAGATAATCTCTTTGGCTTCTGCTTTTACTAGATCATGTAACGCACCGCCTTCTTTCATCGCATTTTGAAGAAAGGTTTTCGCTAGGGTTGAGACGCGGGAATCAATCGAATTCCAACCGATGAATGCTAACAATGCGATGACAAACCCCAACGCCGCCAAAATCAAAGACACAGCTGTCAGCATGATCGAAACAAAATCCTTGTATTCGATCCGCTCAGCCGTGGGTGATGAACCATTGGTCAACGTGTATGGCGAAAGATTAGTCACAAGAGAAACGATGCCTATTCCCATCGCGACGCCCAACGCTATCGCCAGCGACCAAAATACAAAGTTCTTCATTTGTTCTTACCTCACAAAATACAGCCAAAGGCAACGCTCGTAATGGCGGGACCATAACAACTGATTGAAATGAGCGCCATATGGAAAATCTTTTCTTTAAAGTCATATGCTTGTATTTTTCTTTTCGTTAACTGAAAATCCCCCCTGACCAAAACGCTATAGGGAATCCATGTCTTACGATTTGGAAACCCTCAGATACACAGAACGCAGGCTTGCCTCCCTTGTGGTGGCGAACCCTGTTTATGTGCCGCTCTTTGTGCGTGTCCAAAAAGAGATTGAGATTTTAACTAACACCCAAGACACCGTGGCGAAGGCCAAAGCCATCGCAGACAGTTACAGCGCGGTTGCTTGAACAATCTCTTGCAGGTGCTTCAAGCTTGCCCCCTTACCATAGCGCTCACGGTTCAAGGCGTGGCCCATCAAATCGCGCCGGATACGCTCATCAACACCAGCCGCCAACTGCCGATCCTCAAATGAATGGCGTAGCCCATAAAGCGAATGCTTGGGGGTTTCCAACAAACCATTGTTGCGCACGTATTTGTTGACCACAGCGCTTAACCCTGCCGAACTGCCCCTATACCGCTCAAAGCCTTCGGGGAAGGCCCTAAGCGCCTCAAGGGACACGCCACAAACTGGAATGCACCTTTTGGCGTTAGAACTCTTTAGCTGGCGTCCCACGGCCTCAATAGAGATATGCGGCACGTCCGCGTCCAGACGAATGCAATCCGGTGTAAGCGCTGCCAACTCACTTGGCCGTGCGCCCGTATTCACCATAAGCCGGACAATAGTCGCAGCCTGATCATTCAACCCATCCAACGCACCATCGGCCAAGATTTTCTCTTTGATCCACGTATCAGAAAATGAGGGCCGTTGCTTGGCTTCGCTTTCTTTGAACGCCAAGCCCGTAAGAGGCAAAATCAGGCCAAGCCGCTTCATCACATTGACGGTTTTCAGCACATCTCCAAGATGGGTGAAGTCTTTGTTAGCGGACGTGGTTGCCAGCCCTTCGCTTTCAATCTTGTCCATCCACCAGCCGCGAAAATCCAACATATCATCGGGGGTGATTTTGGTTATCGCTTTGTCACCGCAAACCTCAACAAAATTGTTCACAGCTTTGATGCGCGGGTTTTTCCAACGGCGTAGCTGATCATCTGATTTGCCTTGGATTTTATCACGGGCAAGCTGCCAATACAGGTCCAAGCATTGCGATACCTTAAGCGCTGGAGGCTCTGCACCACCTAGCAAGGCTTCGGCCTCAAATGTATCCGGTTGATCTTCAGGGCCGCTGATAGCCGCCACCCGCTCAACAACCTGCTCTAAATCATCTGCAAGGCGGTTGGCTGGCATGTATCGGAAACCCCGCGCCGCAGCCAATTCCTTTGCAGCCTCAAACCGTTGGTCTGCATCTTTGGTATCACCTTTAAGCTTGGCTTCCCAACCGTCCAACATTTGCGACCAAACCAAAGGGGCTTTGTCTTGCGCCTCACGCTCACTGTCGGTTCCAAGGGAACACCAAACGAATGTGCGCGGTTCAATGGAAGCGTAGCGCTTGGGAACCCGCTTATAGAGCGAAAACTTCTTACCGCGTTTCTTGATGGACATAGTATGGAAGCCTCACGTTTGAATGAGGCATGTATAGCGTTTTGTATAGCTAAATGTATAGCAAATACGAATCCCGATCAGGTGATATGGGTCAAAACGGAATACAAGTATTTGATTTTATTGTGAAATAATTTTCAAAAGCCATGTGTGGGTGGCGGAGACGAAGGGATTCGAACCCTCGAGACAGCTACAAACCGCC